CGAAACTACAGACGCCGAAACTACGGACGAGGGCGACGCATGGAAAACGGAAGTAATGAATAAACTAGCCGAATTAGAGGCAAAGGTAGAAGCGCTAACGTCTAAGATAAGCGACGGCGACGCGGGAACTACTGAGGAATTCGGGAAGGTGGTAGAGCAATTACTATCTAAGTTTAAAACTGATCTAACGCCAGGAACTAACGGCGAGGCTACCGACAAAAAAAGTCAGGTAGAGCTAGAGCTATCTCAGGTAGAGCTAGTAACTAAAACGCTAGACGAGATACGGAAGCGCGATTAAGAGTAAATAATAATAATTAATAACACCTAAAAGAAAAAATTATGGGCGTAGTAATAACAAAACCGGAGTATAGAGGCGAGGAGTTAACAGGCTTTTATACTACAGCGTTTTACCGAAAAAATGCGGTAGACCGTTTCACTTTATTACCAAATGTGAAGGACAAATTTGGTATGAATTTTCTAAACTTTACCGGTACCGTATTAGGTCCGGCGGGGTGCGACTTTGACCCGAACGTAAACACGGCGCTAACTGAAAAGCTAGCAACTATAAACGGTTACGATATTAATTTCGAAGAATGTATTGAAACATTCGAACAAAGTTACCTGGCCGAAGAGCTAAGAGCGGGGGCTAATAATGTAGAATTCCCGCCGAGTTTTCAGGAGTGGCTAATGAGTAAACTTCCAGAAGCGATAGGCGACGAGCTAGAGCGTAAGGCGTTTAGCGAGTTAGAAACTGAGCTAACAGCGGACGCGAATAATATAGACGTAATTATAAACGCAATAGACCAAACGAACGCAATAGACGAAATGGCCAAAGTATACGAGGCTATACCTGGCGAACTAATGGGCGACCCGGACCTAGTTATAATGATTAACGCGAACAACTGGAAACACTTTCAATTAAATGCGTTCGATACCGCGGTACCCCAGCTAATTACTGACGGTATAGAAATGCGATATTTAGGTATTCAAATGGTAATGTGCCCAGTATTTAACGCCGGTAAAGGCGGGGGGCTAAACGATAACGTAGTAATAGCTGGTAAGGTTACTAATTTCGTAAGGGCTAGCGACCTATTGAGCGACGACACGGAACTGAATTTAATTGACCTACGACAAACTACAGGCGACAAAAAAATTCGCGTAGTAGGGTCCTTAAAATTTAAATGTACTTACGCTATTAGCGAGGAAGTAGTACACGCGCACGTATAGGCGAATTATACAGAAAATTAACGGGGTACCCCTGGACTAACCCAGGGCCCCCTATTTAAAAAACACCTAAAAAAATAAAATTATGGCTTGTATATGCGCTAATTTATTAACTGAGGGTATAGACGTTCTTTGCGAAAATAACGCCGGCGGGGTTCTTAGAATTCTAGTAGCGGACAAATGCCAAATAACAGACTACACCGAAACCGTGCCGGGTATTATAGACGCGGTAACTATGGAAACGACTAGCCAATTCTTTGAAATTAATACTCAAAGATTAACGGCTAACTACGAGGAAAACGAAACCAATAATTTTGATAATGGTAGTAAGTTTTACGATTATATTATAAACCTAGTAGTAGCTAGGCGCGACGTTGCGAGGCGTAACGCTATAGCGGGCCTAGGAGCCGGTCAAAAGGATTTGATTTTTATTGTACAGGATTCTAACGGTACCGAGTGGGGTATAGGTTTCGACGAGGGTATGAAATTAGCGACAACTACCGGGGGTAGTGGAACTAAAAAAGAGGACTTGAACGGCTATACAATACAATTTAATGGAACGTCTAGCGAATTAATGCCAACGGTAGATCCGTCTATAATTACGGCGCTATTAGTACCGGCACCCTAACAGGTAGAAACTTAATAGAGGGCCGTTTATTTTACGGCCCTTTTTTTCTATATTTACAATATGCTACACCTAGATAACAGTACGCTATACATATATATATATAGTGGCCTAAAAGATTTAACTCAATGGACCCTAGAAATAGACAGGGTAAAAGGGCGCGAAAAGGTAACGACTACGGTAAGCTTAACGGTAGCCGAGTTTAGTAATAGCTATTATAAGCTAGTATTAGACAGCCAGCCCGCACTAGACCCGGCCGAATACGGCTATATAGTTAAGGCTGGAAACGATACAATAGATAACGGTATTTTAAGATATGGGGCTATTTGATTTTTTAAAGACTAAGCGCGAGCCTGTACAGGAGCCTAACGAATTCGAAGGTAATTACAGCGTAGCGGGTAAAACTGGGGCCAAAATTACGGACGAGATACGTATAGACAAAGATACGGGAAAACGTATTTATAAGTTTGGACTACAAAATAATTACCCTTCCGAGCTTATAGGCTTATACGACTGTAGCCCCACGAACCAGGCTATAATAAACCGGGCATCTTTAATGATAGCCGGGGGCGACACCGAGATAATAATAAACGACAGTAAGCGCAACCTGTTTAATATGGTACATGTAGTAATGCTACAGCGCTACCCAAACGATACGCAAAACCTAGAGCAAATACTAAGCGCGTTAGCGTTTGATTTGAAACTGCACGGCCGGTACGGTATAGTAATTACATGGAATAAGGCCCATAACAAAGTAGTACAGCTACACGCTGTAGACGTACAGGGCGTAAGGGTAGGCTATAATAAGGATAACCAAATAGAATATAAATATTCTAGGGACTGGACGGACAGAAAAGAGCCGGTAATAACTTACGAGCCGTTCGATAGGTACCGCGCCAAAACCCGCCAGCTTTTATATGTTCAATTAATGCGATCCGGTCACGAAGTATATGGACTACCAGACTACTACGCTAGCCTTAACTGGATAAACTTAGAAAGTCAAATAGGAATTCATTATAGCACTACGGCAAGCGAAGGTTTTAGCCCAAAGCTTAGCGTAGTATTTCCAGGTAAGCCCGAAAGCGAGGACATAGAGGACGAGATTATGAATAAACTTAACGAAAAATATACCGGAAGTAGAGGAAAAAAGATTATAGGAATATTTAGCCCGCGCCCCGAATTACAGCCCGAATTTAAACCGATTCACGTAGAAAATATAGATAAACAGTACCAGGTAATAGACGATCAAACGCAAGCGAAAATTTTAACCGGGCACGGCGTAGTTAGTCCTATGTTATTCGGAATAAAAACAGCCGGACAACTGGGCGGGGCCCAGGAATTACAAACGGCTTTTAATATATACCAGGCTACCGTTGTTGGACCCTATCAAAATTTAATACAAAAATCAATAGATAAAATACTAGAGGCTAGTAATAACCCGAACCGTATAGAATTAACAACCTTCGACATAATAAGCGAGAGTAAGGCAGTAGGTAAAACAGGTAAAACTAGTAAAGCGGGTAACCTATTAGCCGACGCTTTAAATTCAATGAGCCCGCTAGTATCTAGTAAAGTACTGGATAATCTAACGGTAAACGAAATAAGGGCGCTAGGTGGACTAGGTACAATAGAGGGGGGCGACGTTCGGACAAATGCACCACCACCACCGCCTACTAACCAAAATAACGTATTTTAGTTATGGAGTTTTTAATAGACGTTACATACTTCGAAAATTTTACGGTAATAGATACCGACTTTGACGCGAATAAAAAACTAAATACTCATCTAGTAGACGCGCACAAAGTCCAGGTATACGAGCTACTAGGTAAAGACTTATATAACCGTTTACAGACCGCGCTAGATACACCAGGTAGCGACCCGGACGCCGACACGCTGGCGGATCTTAGCGACTTAAAAGACTTTACGCTAAAGGCTACAGAATTAAACCTTATACCGTTTTTAAATACGCCGGTAACCGCAAAGGGTACCCAGGAACGTACGGGCAACTTTTCACAAAGCGCAAGCGGAACGGATAGGGGGTTAAGACTGGATAAGGTCCGCGCCTTACTAGAGGTTTACGCTATGCGAGTACGCGATTATATACGGGAAAATAGCGATATATACCCGGAATATTTACGCTGTAAAAATATAGACCAAAATTTTTATTCTGGTATTCATGGAGTTTAATAACTATAAAATTTATAAATATGAGTATTAATAAAATAGTAGAAACGGCCAAAAGTTTTATAGGCCAGGGCGAAATTAAAGGAAACCAAGGCTTTGAAAGTGCCGAATTTGAGGCGTTAATGAAGCGTATAGGCTGGCGTATAGGCTGGCCCTGGTGCGCGTTATTCGGCGAGCTAGTACTAAAATTAGCCTATAAGGGTAACGCTGAAATACACGCCCAGCTAGATAAATTATGTAGCGCCAGCGCGGTAACGACTTTAAGGAATTTTAGAAATGCCGGGTATAAGGTAAGCACCAAAGCAACCCCCGGAGCCTTAGCTATTTGGCAAAGCAAACGCCGGGGCGTAAAGTCGTGGACCGGACACGTAGGCGTAGTAGTAAAAGTTAATAAAGATTATTTTGAAACCGTAGAAGGTAATACAGGTAGCGGGGGCGAGCGCGAGGGCGAGATAGTAGCACAACGTAAAAGAAAGTATAATTTTGACGTATACAACGGGTTAGAATTACAGGGTTTTATATGGCCTATAGGCGACCAGGTAGCCGACGCTGAGCCCTGGCCCTTCACTACAAAGGTAAAAGGTAATACTTTTAGAGCCTGGGTAAACGACGAACACCCGCACGTAGCCCTAGAAATTGATCTAGACCGTACAGGGTCCAAAGATAACAGCTATATACGAAAAGCCTATGAGCGACTTAAAGAATTTTATAACACGCAATAGCGCCGTTTTTTTTACGGCCTATATAGTAGTTACCCTTTTCATTATAGGGCTACTATCTCATAAGTTAATAGCTCACAAATGCGAGCCATATAAAAACGAAGTAATACTACAAAATGAATACCGCGAGAAAATTAACGAAATTAATAACGCCGAGGACCGCGATACTATTGATAGTCTTTTGTTGGAACTTTACGGTTTTAGCTCAAAATGATAGCACTTTATGTTTTACACATAGCCAGGTACAGAATTTTTTACGTACTAAGGTAGAGCTAGAAAACTGTTTAGATAGTAACCATATACTAGAAATAAGGCTAGGCGAATGTGAGGACCGCGAGCTAAAACTAAGCGCCGAGGTCGAAAAGAAACAAAAAAAATTGAAAAGGACTAGAATAATAGCGGGAAGTACTGGCGGGCTGGCTATTCTTTTCGGCCTATTCGCTTTTCTAAAATAATTTATACGTATATTGTTACGTTTTGTAACGCGGTTTATTAACGGCGTTTTGTATTTGAGGCCCCCGGTTATTATGCTACTGGGGGCTTTTCTTATTCACAAATAATAAAAATATATTGTTAATAACTTGTATAGTATACAATATTATACTATATTGTTTTTATGAAAGACATTTTAACAGACGAAACCGGGCGCACTTTTGCAAAAGAAATATTAATCATCGACCCCAGGGGTACAATAAAAATAAAATACGATTTTCAAAAGTATACTAGGGTAGTATTTCAGCACGGTAAAAGAGTAGACTTTATAAAGTACGAGGCCGGGCCATATTTAAAGCGCGACTATACTACTACTCTAAGCGATCTAAAAGAATATAACCCGAATACAATAACTACAAAAAATATATAAACCAAATACAAAAACAGAAAACATGAAAATTTACACGTTTAACCAAGTTAGAAAATCATTAGAACCAATATGTAACCAGCTACCAATAGCGAAGTATAGCGACGAGGTTATAATAAGCTGGTGGAACCGACACGGTAAAATAGACGAGGACCTACTAGAACGGATAAGAATATTAAAACACGGCACCAATGGAAAACGAACCCTATACTATAGTGGACTGGCTACGACTGACGGGGTACGATAAGACAATAGAAAACGCCCCATACGAAATAGTAGACGAGGACCTAGAAGAGATACAAAACGGCGAATATTTAATAACTAAAGACAGTATAATACGAATAGTTAAGGCCGTATCTAAAAGTAAAAGGCTGGGCGCCAGGACCCGAAAGCGTGAAATAGTAGACCAGCGTAATTATTTATACTCTATACTTCGCCTACGCGCTCAGCTCAGCCTTAGCGCTATAGGTTTATTATTTAATAAAGATCATACTACAGTATTATACGCGCTAAGAAAACTAGAATATTTAAGACTAGATAAGGATTTTAAAAAAAATACTAAATGCCTAAATGAATTTTTTAATAACCCCATATATATAAATATATGAGTACAAAAAAAATGAATACGTACGCCGTAGAAATTACCGCGTATGTGGACGCCGGCACCGAGCTAGAGGCCGTAAAAAAAGCGATACACTTAACTAATACGCTACACATACTAACGACCCACCGGGCTATTAATTCGGATATATTCGAACTACTAGACGGCACGAAATTACGGCGTATAAATATAGCGGACAATTTACACCAGCTTATAGCGAGTAACGAATTATAACTATATTAGTAACCCACCAAATACAAAACAAATGAATAAACCTTTTGAAGAGTACCACAAAGAAAACCCAGGTATATACCTGGAATTTAAAGAGCTAACCCTAAAACTAATAGGTAGAGGCCGTACATATTACGGGGCTAATGGTATTATAGAAGTAATACGATACCACCGGATAACGAAAGCGACCGGCTACGCCCAGGACCCCGAAAAGTCTACAGATTTTAAGGTAAATAATAACTACGCCCCGGACTACGCCCGTAAATTTATGAGTGAATACCCGCAATTTAATGGATTTTTTAGAACCCGCCAGCTGAAAAGGGCCGGCCGTTAATACAAAACAAATGAGCAAAACAAAAAAAGAGAGCTTTATTTTATATAAGGACTTTTACCACGCAATAAAGCACCTAGATAACGAAACCCTAGGCCAATTATTCAGACACCTACACGAATACCAAATAGACAGTATAGAGCCCGAAAAGGATAGCCCGGCGTATGTGCCGTTTATGTTTTACGCTAACCAGTTTAGAGTAGACGAAAAGAAATACCAGGCTATAGTAGAGCGCAACCGAAACAACGGACTAAAAGGGGGGCGACCACCAGGTAAAAATACCGATCCGGTAGAAACCCAAAGAACCCAAACGGATAAAAGGAAACCCAAAGTACCCGATACTGTTAATGATACTGGTAATGATACTGGTAATGATAATGATAATGATAAGACAAAAATAGTACTACCCTTTTCTAGCGAAAAGTTTAGCACGGCCTGGGGCCTATGGAAACAATATAAAAAGGAACAATTTAACTTTAATTATCGTAGCGCCGTAACCGAACAAACGGCCCTAAAAAAGCTAGTAGAGTATTCAGAAAACGACGAGGCTACGGCCCTACTAATACTAGAGCAAAGCGTAGGCAACGGCTGGGCCGGTTTATTTTCTCTAAAAGAAAAGCCGAAAGCCCAGGGGCACGGCGTAGACCAGGAATATATAAACGAATTAAACGAGCGACTAAATGGGTAATATAACAAAGGCCGGAAACAATGAAATAGTAAAAATAAGCAAGGGCGAATTTATAACCAAATACGACCCGGCGCGTATGGTTATGGAATACCGACACGTAAACAGTATAGCGAAAGCCTTAGAAGAGGACGCCGACGGCCTTAGCTTTTATATTAAACAGCTAGGCTACGATACGGTAAGCGCTGTAATTGAACTACACCTAGTAGCGCTGAATACTTCCGTAAACGTGGGCCAGCCACTTACTAAATATCAAATAAAAGAAATAGCCGTAGAGGTGTTAACAACTTTCTTCTATCTAAGCCCTGTAGAAATAGGGTATATATTTCGTAAAATTAAACGGGGCGACTACGGTAAGCTATACGGCGCGTTAAATATGCCGGACCTATTGAGTTTTTTTACAGCCTATACTAACGAACGGGCCCAGCATTATATAGATTTAAGTACTAACCACATACATACGGACCACACGCTAAGAAGTAAAGAGCGCGAGCTGTGGGCCAGGCACGAAAAAATAATAAATAAAAACCAGCCCCGCGAATAAGAAAAGGGGTATAAATGAAATAGAAAAAATTTATTTTAAATACTTGGATAGTATACAATTATATACTATATTGTTAGAAACAAATACAAAACAAAATATATGAAGTTAATAAACCACCAGCGACTAATAGAAAAGGCCGGCGAAGTATTAGAGCTACTAGAGTACGCCGACCGCCGTATAAAATTACAGCGAGAAAACGACGCGCTACCCGTAATATTTACAAACCTACATGACCGCAACCGTAGAAATATGGTAATAACTAAACAAGCTAAGGCCCGTATAGAAAAGTATTACCGTAATTTATTAGAAAAAATTATGTACTTAAACCACCAGGAGCTAGCCAAAAGAACCGATTACGATATTCAAAAGCATAATAGGATAACCGCCGAGGACTTAGAAACTACCCAGCGAGTACTACGAATAACAACGGAGAAAATACGGATCGAAGAGAGCAAAGAATACCACCTTTGTAAGCGAGAGGGTAAGGGCATACAGTTTGATAACGTACAGACGCTAAGAAAAAACGGTAGAAAAATTAGAGAGGTGGCGAAGTTAGTAAACAGCGTATACAATGAAGAGTGAGTTATTAACAAAAGACTGTTAATAAACAAGAACCCCGGAAAACCCGGAAAACCCGGAAAACCCGGAAAACCCGGAAAACTAAAATACAAAACAAATGAAAGAAGAAAACAAAACAGACCAACCGGCTAACCTGGTAGACGCTATTAATTACGTAATGAGAAAAGCGAAGAGCGTAGAAAAAAATTTAACCGTAGGTACCGGTAATAATTCGTACCAAGGCGTAAGCGATAAGGACGTAAAGGAACTACTACAGCCCCTACTAGCTGAGGCCGGACTAATAATTATACCGACTAAAATAGTGCCGACCGTAACCGTGGACCGCTGGGAAGAAACCGGCCATGCTTACGGTAAAGAGATAATACGCCGTAAAATGAGAGTACTAACCGAGGTACTAGTAACCTATAGGCTACAGCACGTAGGCGGGGAGTTTATAGATTTACAGGGCTACGGGCACGGCTTAGACAACCAGGACAAAAGCGCCGGCAAGTCTACCACCTACGCGCTCAAATATTTATTAATCTATACTTTTTTGATACCTACCGGTAAAATAGACGACGCCGACGGTAACGCCAGCGAACCGACAACCGAGATAAAAGAAAAGAAACCAATAAGCCAAGGCGATTGGGGTAAGGCTACGGGCTTAATACGTACCGGCAAATATACGGCCGAAAAGCTACAGGCTAACTACGATCTGGACGAGGACCAGCTAAAAGAATTAGATGAAATAGTAAGAGAATTAGACGAAAAAACATGGAAACTTTAAAGATACGAGCAAGCTATACGGGGTACTTAATGAGTAGCCCAAAACGTAAAAGCAATAGACAAAAATACGACGAAACTAAAAAGATCCTAGAGGCCAAAGTAGTACGCCTGGACGGTCTAAGCAATAAGGCCATAAAAACACGCGACAAATTAAGCGAGGAAATACCGGAGCTAGAAACCCAGCTAAAACTATTAGAGCCTATAAAGGACAAGGTAGAGCTTAGCGCGACGGCTAAGGAATTCCTACAGCGCTTATACTGGGAAACCGAACACGGTATAAAAGAAGAGTATACTAGTAAATACTTCGACAAAGGAAACGACGCCGAGGACCTTAGTATATCTTTAGCCCAAAAGGTAAACGGCTGGAAAACTATAGAAAAGAATATAGAGGGTTTCGAAAATGAATATATAACAGGTACCCCGGACCTTATATATAATGATCTAATAGCCGACACTAAAACAAGCTGGACCGCGTTTAGTTACCCCTTATTTGAAACTGAGCTAAAAGAAACCCGGTACTACTGGCAAATTATGAGCTACCTAGCTTTAACCGGTAGACCGCGGGGGGTGGTTTCGTACTGTTTAGTAGACACGCCCGAATTATTAGTAACGGACGAAATATATAAATACGCCAGAATAAACGGGCTAATAGATACACCGGCCCAGGCCGAGCTAGAAATAAGACACGCGCACAACTACAGCCGGCTACCCGAAAAAATGCGGGTAAAAAATTTCTATATAGAACGCGACGCCGAGGCTATAGAATTATTATATAAGCGTATAGAAGTGGCTAGAGAATACTACGCCGAACTACTAGACGTAGAAAAGTGGCTAACTATACAGCACCCTAAACAGTAACATAAACCAAAGGGGCCGAGAATAACACGGCCCCCTTACTTACCTATATTAACCTAGTTTAATAAGTCAGCATAAATATAAGTAAATTTTAACCATTGAGATATAAATATAAAAGGCTACTAGGTAAGTTACGGCGTATTAACCGGCGTATAATATGGTACGAGGCCGAAATATTAAAGGCTAAAATAGATACTAAGACAGGTAAAATATAATTTTTTAAACTATATTAGTATAGAATTTTACACATTAAAAAACGATAAACACCAGGCCAAAGTAATACGGTATAAAATGAAAGTAAAAGAAAATAGCATAAAATTTGTAACTACTGAGGACCGAGTAAAAACAAATATATACGAGTTTTGCCTAGACAACGGGCTAAACTATTCTAAACTATGCAACCAGGCCGGGCTAAATAAAAATATAATATACCCCTTTATGAAGGGCGAGCGCTCCATAACACTAAGCACCCTAGAAAAAATAGAGCGCTTTATATATGAATACCAGCCAGGAAACTAAGCGAAAAATATGTATAATTTGTGGCGACTTATTCACGCCATATAAAACTATAGACCGGATATGTAGCTATTCCTGTAGTAGAAAATACCAGGACCGCAAAGCCGAAGAGAAAAAACAGCGCGAAACGACAGGAGAAAAAAAGGCCCAGCGGTATATAGAAGAGCTTACCTACTGGTTTAATAGGTATATACGCCTACGCGACAGGGGTAAGAACTGTATAACCTGTAATAAAAACCTAGGCTTTGATATTACTAAGTATGACGCCGGCCATTGTTTCGGGTCCGGGGCTTACCCTGAGCTACGCTATAATGATCTAAACACCTGGGGCCAATGTAAAAAATGCAACCAGTACGACGGGGGCAACTTCGACGAGTACCGGGCTTTACTACCCCAGCGAATAGGACAGGATAACTACGACGAGCTAGTAAGACTAAAAAACACCCCGCGAAAATATGGTATATTTGAGTTAAAAGCCTTAATATTGAAGTATAAAAAATTATGTAAAGATATTGAGATTGTTATTTAACCGTGGATTTTAACACCTATATAAAGCTAGAGTACGACGAACTACTACAGATAGCTACCGGTATATATAGTAAGACTAAACTAGACCCCGCCGAAGTACTTAGCGAACTATATCTAGACGTAAGAAAACGAAATATACGACCGTATAGGAATGACTACAGGTATTACTGTATACGCTGGCTAAAAAATGCGACCCGCTGGCAAGGGGGCAACCCAGTAAAAAAGCTATATATATACGATAAGGTAAACGAAAAATATAAAGCCCTACAAATAGAGGCGATTAACAGCCTGGAAGTTAGGGGTAGCGAAATAGTTAAAGATTTGCAAAGAATAGGTTTTACTGAGGACCAGGCCGAGCGCCTAGAAAAATGTATAAAAGCCAGTAAAACCCTACCCCTTTATTATAGGCGCCTATTCGAATTATATTACCTAGAGAATTACAGCCTACAGGAAATAGCCGACAGTATAACGATAACAGATAACCGAAACGGACCCAGGACTATACCAAAGGTAGCGATACACCGCGACGTAAAGCGGGTAGTAGAGGAAATAGAAAAGAGAATAAATATAACAGAATGTACTATATAATATAAGCCCGCCGGGGTATTATTTTTATTTTCCTATATTTATAGCCGTTAGTACCCCGTAAAATATGGAGAATTTAATAGAGTTTATAACCTTATTAATAGGAATACCGGCCGGGGTAGTTATTATTATGCACGAATTAGAAATTTTAGGGCGCCGTATATGGCCCCTAGTCGTTAAAGTTTTAAACTTTAAGCCGTTTAATTGTGAGATTTGCCTAAGTTTTTGGGCCTACTTTATAACCGCCGGACTATTAAACGGCTTTACTCTATATAACCTACTGGCTAGTTTTATAGCCGGATTTTTGGGGTATTTGTTTAGTATAAAATTTATTAAATTCTAAAATATGAGAACCGGACTAATGAGCTTAACAGACAAAGCAAAGAGCGACGCGAAACTACAGGCTAGAGTAATAGAGGTCGTACAGGACGCAGAAGAAAACGGCCTACCCCGAACTAAAGAGGGGCTAAAAGAACTGTATGCCGTATATAACGAGGTGTACGGAAAAAATAAAAAGCCTACGAACTGTATATATTGTAGGCGTACGGTTGCCGACTATTTGACAAAGGCCATACTTTTACTAGAGATAAAGCCAAAGGCCAAAAAGAAACCGGCACCAAATAAGAGAGCTACAGAAAAGGCCCCAGCGAAACCTAAAAAGCGTACAGCTAAAAAGCCGGCGAGTAAAAAGTAGTACCCTATGGGTTTTATACTATTTATAGTATCTTTATTATTAAGCGCTATACTGTACGGCGTTAGCTTGATCTTTACGCCTATTTATTATCTAGCTACTCTAAAGTGGCGCACCGGACTAAAAAAACTCAATACGTATTTTTATCTTTGCGCGCTTGCCGTGGACCAGCTGGGTAATATATTAACCAGCGAAGTACTTAACGTAAGCCTATTAAAAAAAAGGGCCCGCGACTTTAAAGAGCTAACCGCTGAGGACGAAATAGAAAATACCCAGTTTACCGACTGGCCGGGTATGGAATTCGGCGAGGTTGACGATAGTATAAGCTACGTAATAGGCGTAAATTATTATAGTAATAACCTTACCGGCCTGGGTAAATTCCTGGCTAAGATATTAAACAAGCTAGAAAAGTACCACCTAGAGCGCGCCCTATTAAAAAAATACCTATCCGATCTAGACGGCGCCCTAAGACTACAAAAAGATTTTTATTATAAGATCATTATATTAAAAAAACACCAGGACAAAGAGCTAGTAAAATTAGTCTACGAAATGCTAGGAGAAGAGGCAGACAAATATAGCGAGGCCGAGGCTAGAACCCTTAGAAAATTAGATAACCTTATACCGAGGGGTACGCCAAAACCACCAATTAAACGAAAAGGGTAAATACGAACCCGGCCCCCCAGTACCAACTATATACCGGCGTAGCCGGTCCGCGCCGGGTTTTCAAAATAACGAAATAGGGAGTACTCCCTAAATGCCCCAACCACCAAAACCACCAAAACCACTAAACTACCACTAAAACCACTAAACTACCACTAAAACAAACTACTAAAACACTATTATAACCCCCTTGTTTTTACTTGTATACAAGTAAATACAAGTAAGGGCACCAGGCGATAAAAGGGCTTACGGTTATTTTTTGTAAATTCGGACTAAACACCGGCTAAACAATGACTAAAGGAAACCCAAAGAAACCCAAAAAAGCCAGCGGGTTAGATGAAAACCCAGGCGAAGAGATACGGCTAAGCGGTAGAGATATTAGTAACCAAAATTTGAAATCATGGCCTAAAGGTACTAGCGGTAACCCTAACGGCCGACCAAAGAAAATAACAAGCCGGCTAATAAGTCTAGGCTATAGTAAGGGCGAAATAGACGACACTATAAACAATATACTAGCCATGAATGAGCACCAGCTTAATCTATTACTAGCGGACCCGGACCTAACGACCTTAGAAACTATTATAGTAAAAGCCGTACAGCGCTCTATTAAATACGGTAGCCTATATAATTTAGACACGCTATTAAACCGGGTATACGGTCTACCGAAACAGGAGGCTACGCTAGAGGTACAAGTACAGCCCCCGCTATTTCCTGACGTACAGCCCCCAGGTACCGAGGACCACGGCGACGCTAAGACAGTATAGATATGTTTATAAGAACAACCGCTATAAATAAAATGCTACGCCTGACTAAGCGAAAAAAAATTATACAGGGGGGCACTAGCGCGGGTAAGACATTCGGAATAATACCTATACTAATAGACAGGGCTATTAAAACGCCGAGGCTAGAGATAAGTATAGTAAGCGAAAGCATACCACATTTACGCCGGGGGTGTATAAAAGACTTTATTAAAATAATGGTACTCACTTCGCGCTGGCGCCCCGAAGAGTATAACCGTAGCCTATTACGGTACGAATTCGCCAACGGATCGTATATAGAATTTTTTAGCGTTAGCGACGAGGCAAGACTAAGGGGCGCCCGGCGTAACGTATTGTACGTAAACGAAGCGAATAATATACCTTTTCAGGCGTACCATCAATTAGCTATTAGAACCGACCAGGATATATATATAGATTTTAACCCTAGTAGTCAATTCTGGGCCCACACCGAAATAGAGCCGGGCGCCGACGCCGAACTAATAATATTAACCTATAAAGATAACGAGGCGCTAAGTAGTACAATTATAGATGAAATCGAAAGCGCAAAATATAAGGCTAGTACTAGTAGTTACTGGGCGAACTGGTGGCAAGTTTACGGCCTGGGCTTAGTAGGTAGTTTAGAGGGGGTAATATTCGAAAATTGGAGAGCTATACCAGGACTACCCCGAAACGAAAACGGCGAAGTAGAGGCCGAGCTACTAGGGTATGGCTTAGACTGGGGTTATACTAACGATCCAACGGCCGTAATAGGACTATATAAATACGACGGTAAGGTAATTATAGACGAAGTACTATATAAAAAAGGGCTAACTAACCGGGCTATATATAATAACCTAAAGGACACTATTAAAAAAGGCGCCGAGATAGTGGGCGACAGCGCCGAGCCGAAGAGTATAGACGAGCTAAGAAACTACGGGCTAAATATTTACGGCGCTAAAAAGGGCCCGGATAGTATACGCCAGGGTATTAACTTATTACAGGAATACGACTTACTTATAACCGAACAAAGCACGAACGTAATAAAAGAAATACGGGGGTATGTATGGAATAAAGACCGGGCCGGTCAAAAGGAAAACAGACCGGCACCTAACCAAATGGACCACACACTAGACGCTATAAGATATATAGCGACCAGTAAGCTAAGAAATTATACTATGACGTGGAGCGTTAAATGATACAAAATTAAACTAGCGGGCTTATACTATTATAACATAGTAACCGGTTATAACTGGTTACAATTTCTAAAAAAATAATATGGTAGACGGCCTAACGGACTGGGTAAGCAAGTCGGCTTTAATAATTTGTGTATCACTAGGCACATTTTTTGCGCCTATTACTAGCGCGTTTATTACGGCTATAGTCGTGGTAATTTTAGACACACTTACAAAGGTAATAGTAGTAGGTAAGACTAAAGGAATAGGGGCTATAAGTAGTAAAAAACTATTTAAGGTGGTTCCTAAATTAATATTTTATTTTGTTTTTATCATATTAGCCGAGATACTACACGACTACGTAGACATAGACGTACCGTTTGTTAAGCTTACCTTAGTTGCTATTATAGGTATAGAGGTTTATAGTATAGATGAAAATTTTGAAGAGCTTACCGGGTTCAGCTTCGTAAAAAAAATTCTTACCTTTACTAAACAGATAACCCGGTATAAAAATGAAAAGGCAAAGAACAAAGATACCTAGAAGCTGGCAAGATTTGAGCCTAAAACAATTCATACAGCTACAGGCCGTACCCAAAACAGACAACAAAATAACCCAAGCTATACAGCGCGTAGCTATTCTAACGGGTAAGACCGAGGACGAAATACGGGAATATCACCCCCTACAAATTTCGTCTATAGTTAAGAAAATAAACTTTTTAGATACGCTACCAAAGGATAAAAAAGTAGTATATTTTTATCATAAATGGAAACTATACAAACGCGATAAACTAGACTATACTACAGCTAACCAAGTAACCGAAATACTACAGCTAAATACTAAAGAAAAAAACGTAGGTATTAAAATTCTAAACGTCCTAGCGGTAATATATTACAGGGGTAAAAACGATCAATACGACGCCGACCGGTTTATTAAAATTAAGGGCGAGCTGGAAACCTTAGATTTTATAACTGCCTGGAATTCGGCGGGTTTTTTTTTGACTGGATTGAGGACATATTTACCAAACGCTTTGAGGCGATTTTTCCGAAATCGGACGACTGGGGACCTGGAGAAATTGATAAGCGAGGCCGAGAATACAGAGAACACAAAAGGCTTGAAAGAATTAGGAATACTTATCAATGGTATAATTTTATAATGGGCGTAGCCGACTTTAACCCTTTGGAATACGAACGGGCCGGCCGGCTTTGTTTTATAGAGTGCTGTATATACTACGGCTATTTAAAACAGTATAAGAATGTTAACGACTAAGGAAATACTAGACCAGCTAGACGCTGAGATAATGGAGCTAGAAAAGGCCGTAGAGGTAACTATATGTACTTACGAGGACCTACTAATAAGGGTAAGCGAAAATAGGAATAAATATATGCACGTATTTATTGTTTACGATTTACGACAGGGTACGCTCGGCGAGTGGTCCCAGGACCTAGCGCTAAGCCTGGTAATATGCGATAAGATGAAAGCCGACAAAACTAACAAGCTAGCTATACATTCCAATTCGCAAAGCCTAGGTATTGAGATAGTAAAAAAGCTAAGGACCTGGGGGGCCCGAAACGGCTACGAAGGAATTAACGCCGTACCCGTAGACTTTTGGACCGAGGACGAAAGCGACAGCCTACTAGCTGGCATAAAATTAGAGCTAACCCTAACCGGCGAAATTGGGGGCTATTGCGATATTATAGAAACAACCTAAATATATATTATGAATAAGTTAGTAAAACTACAGGGAAACACGGTACTAATTGTAGACCAGGCCAGCGGAGATATAGACGAAACTATAAGTCTACAATTTTTTAGCTATGAGTTTGGCCTAGAAATAGTACATTTTATAGACAGTAATAAAACCCAGACCGTCTACACTATAGCGCTAGACAGTTTACTAGACGACGTAGGGGGCGCACTAGATACTTACCAGCTAGCGCTAGACTATTTAAGCACTTTCGCCATGCCTGGCGGGAGCGTTACACTAGCACCAGGTAGCGAAGTTCAAATAGTAGACGACGTTAACAACCCAATAGCAACCGGTAACGGCACGTCCGACGCGACGGCAAAAGGGCTTATAATTATGGGAGAGGACCAGGCCGGTAATTTAGTACGAATTAGAACCACTACAGACGGCCGGCTAATTTCTAGCGCGTCAGTAACTAACCCGCCATCTACGACACCAGTAAATAAAATATATCTAAGTTCATTAAGCGGGAGCCAAGACGACGACTACATAATACCGAACGGGGTAGGCTTAGTTATACAGGCCGTAAACTGTGGCGCCGAGGACGACGTAGACGGGTCCAAAGTAGAGCTATGGTACTATACAGACGCGACCAAAACGACCGGCCAACTATTAAGCGCCCTATATATAAACGGGTCAAACGGACGCGACGAGATTAACCAAATGTTTACAGGCGACGGATCCGGTATTATTACGCTAAGACGCGAACGTCTAGGCGGGGGCTCTTCTGAGATTTTCGGCAAGTGGCAGGGGTACTATTAAACTATTAGCTAGTGGCTAAAAATATAGAGGCTATAATAAAAAAGTGGGGCGACAGCGTTACGCTGGATATGGTAGCCTTTTTAGACACTATTAATAAAACTAATACCGGCAACCTGGCAAAGTCTTTACGGTTTGAAGTAAGGCGCGACGCTGAGGCTATTATAATGGAATTCAAAGGCGCCAACTATTCAGAATTCGTAAGGCTGGGGGTACAAGGTATAGGGCCAGGGCGAAACAAAGCGCCCGGTAGTCCTTTTAAATTTGGTAGCGGTAAGCATACAGGTACTAGTACGCTACGGGGGGCTATAGATAAATGGGTAATAACTAAAGGGCTAGGGGGTACTAGAGATAAAAAGGGCCGTTTTATTAAGCGCAAAAGTTTAGTATATTTAATTAGCAGAAGTATATACCGTTTTGGAATACGCCCAACAAATTTCGTGTTTCCGTTCTTTAAACGAATGGACGAGCTAACCGCTTTAATAGGTACGGGCCTAGCCGACGAGATACGCGAACAAATAATAGAACAATTTAATGCAAGTAAATAATATTATAACCGATTTATACCCAGCCTTTAACCGTTCACTAGTAGAGGTAGAAAGTTTTAATTATTTAAAAGAAAAACATAATTATATAGTAGACATTTTAACCGACGAAACCGGGCACACTTTCGCGCTAGATAGTTATTTTTGGGGTTACCCTGGACTACTGGCCCTGGCTGGTGGAATAGGTACCAGCTTTTACACGGCCGGCGATTACGTACAGGTACGAAATATTACAGGACCAACGGACTACAGCGGTATATATAAAGTAGTAGCCGTACCAAACGACACAGTAGTAATTTTAGATACGCCGTATATAAATGGGTTCGCGGGCGCTGACGTTAGGGTATATAGATTATACAGACAAAAGCTACCAGCTAACCCAGGGGGCAAAGCCGTTTTTAATGTTAACGGGTACGCTACCGGGGTAGTATACCACGACTTTAAACTAGACAATATAGGGGCCTTTAATATACCAAACAGCTACGACAGGTTACTAGTATTACCTAGCGAAGAGTACTATATAAATTTTACCTACGCGACAGTACAGAATAACGGGGGCCTAGCTGAGATAACCAGCGTAAGCGGTTCGCTATTCGTGGGCCAAAATTTAGAGCTAGTTAGCGATAATATACTATTTAATCAATATAACGGTATTTACCAGGTAGTAAGTATAAGCGGTAGCGACGTAACAATAAACCGGGCCTTTATTGGTCCGTTAATTAGTACCGGCCAGGTTATAACCTTACCAAAGGTACCAGTATGGTATAAAGATTATAACGATCTAACGGGCGAAAAGCTAATATTTAACGGGGCCCTACCGTACCCCGAAATACTTAGTTTTGACTTTACCGATTACGACGTAAGCCTACTAAGTAGCCCGGCCGAATTCCTAACCACACTACCAAACACTACGCAAAGTATAAAACTAGGCCAGCGGGCGTATACCCAGTTTTACCAGTCCGTTAATACCACCGCTACTCAATTCGCCGTAGACGTTACCGACGAGCTGGGCGTAGTACACCAGTATATAATAGATTTTAATTGTAGCCCGGATAATCTTATAGGCTTAGCTATAGGCCCGTACGATCTAGCCCAGCTAGACCCGGCCCTAGTAACCGTACCGCCTGGCCGAGATTTGCCAATAGTGGACTGTAAAGACACGGGCTATTGTGTTTACCTTTGGGGCGAAAATACTTGTAATATAATTAACGTACAAAACGTAAAATTTGTACACCCGTATATAGCCGTTACTAGCGGGGTTACCTGGGCCCAGCAACAAGCGACCAGCTACGAGATAGAAGTAACTAAGCTAGAAATAGGGGGTATACCCCAGGTTATTACCCCGACAGGTAATACTTATAACCAGGGCGCCGTACTGGGCCAAGCGCAAGAAGAAATTTATAGCAACGAAATAGCGCTACAGACTAGCCTAACTATAGACAGTACGTTAGGTAGCGGGGGCGTAGGGTTTGCCGACGGCCATAATATAGATATAGATTTTAGCCAAGACTTTGAGCTAGAGGTGGACGTAATACTAAATACGATAACCTACGGCGCGGGGTCCTTGGTAAAGGTTTCGTACGTATGGAATATAGCAAGCTGTACGGCCCAGTATAAAATATTAAACGGTAGAGTACAAACGACTAAAGGCGGGCCCCATGTCAGTCAAATATTGACCGGCTTTGTGGGGCTACAAAGTATAACGATAGCGCCGGATAGTTTGACGGAACAAATTTGTTTTAATTTAGACTATACGCCACATGCTTACAGCGGGGTACGGGTATTATTTGAGGATCGACTGGGTAGCTTTATAGGTTATAACTTTAATCTAAAACGACAGCGACGGGTAGAAACTAGTAGCGACGGCTACGAAAAGGACGTAGTAAGTATAGAAACTAGCGACAGTATACAGCGCGGGTACGAAACTATACAAAATAGTTACGGCGAAGAGTGGGACGTATTAACCGAATATATAAGCGAGGCCGACGCGAAATATTTAGAAGAGTGTTACACTAGCCCAAATATATACGTACAGTTTAAGGGCGAAGTATACCCGGCTATTATTAAACCGAAAACCCAGGTAGGACAGGAAACAGAAAACACGGCGCTACGACAGGTAGGTATAACCCTACGAGTAAACCGTACGCAATACACCCAGCGAAACTAGTAAGGTATGGAATTAATAACAGCAAGGGGCCGGGCCGACTTATACAAAAATATTAACTACTCGTTAAATTATACTACGGCCGACGTAACGAATTTAACAAAGCGGAAAACTAGCTATACGAAAACTGTAGTAGTACCGTATACCAGGAATAACGCCCAAATTTTCCAAGGCTTAGACCAAGCTAATAGCGATAACGTAGGCTACGATACGCGCCAGGCCCTTACTTGTTTTTTACAGCATAACGGCCGGGTACTTATTGAGGGTATACTAGTAGTATTAGACTGGTCCAAGTTAAAAGAAAAGCAAGAAATACAGGTACAAATAATACAGCGTACTAAGGCTATTATAAAAGACTTAAAAGGGGTAAACCTAAATACCCTAGATTTTTCTAAATTAAATCATACGTATAACATAGATAACGTGTTACAGTCTTACGACGGTATTAACGTAGTCAACGGCACACTACAGGCTTACCGGGGCTATGTGTACCCGCTTATAGATTACGGCAAAGATGATACCGTGCCTAACCGCTGGGAGCTAATAGATTTACGCCCGTCGTTATACTTACGCGAAATAATAGACGTTATTTTTTTAAACGCTGGCCGTACCTATTCTAGCGATTTTTTTAATAGTACATACTGGAATAATTTAATACTGATTAATACCCTAGGCACTATAAAGTATACGGACGTCCAGCGTTTACCTTACGAAACAGACGTTGAATATAGTACTCAATGGTATACTAGGGGCGTAGACAATTTAACACCGCTAACCCCTTCTACTGTGCCGTGGTGGAATACGTTCTTTGGGTATAATAGAACCATACCGCTAGATAATATTATCACAGACGCAAACGCACAATGGAACCTTAGCAACCCCTTAGACCCGCTTTGTACTATACAGCGAACCGGACGGTATAGGTTTACCTTTAGCGCACAATTTTACATGGAAACGTATATAAATTTAGACGAATATAATTGTTGTTTTTGGTATCAATTTACGTTACCCCACACACACACACAGGGCGAAGTAACTAATAGTATAGAGATAATACGAAACGGGGCCGTATATAGTTACGAGGACGTACGGTATACCCCCGGTACTGAGGGCTGGTATACTCAGAATTCTCCGGGGTTTCAATTTTTTACCGTCTACCCCAGCGAACCCCAGTTTATAACCTGGGAAATAGAGCTTGACTTAGTAGTAGGCGATACAATACAATACCGCCAGCACATGCTACCCTATAGCGAAAGCGGGCTAATAAGGTGGCTAAATTGTAGATTCGTTACTCAATATAACCAGGTACGGAGTGAGCTAGTAGAGGCGTTCGTACTACCTGGCGACGAAATTAATTTTTTAAATTACATACCCGAAATTAAAGCCGACAAATTTCTAAATACTATATTGAACACTTTTAACCTATGGGTAATAGACGATCCAATTAACCCGGATAATTTAATAATAGAACCCCGGACAAATTTTTTCGACCTAGGCGGGTACGTGGACTGGTCCGAAAAGTACGACGCCAGCCGTAAACTTATTAACAATTTTCTAGCCGATAGCTTACCTTCACGGTTTTTATATAGGTTTAATAAAAGCGAGGACGTAGCGGTCAAAAAATACTTTGAAGTAAACCAAAAAGGCTACGCCGACTTTGATAGCGAAGTAGACACTAATATAAGTATAGAAGAGCAAACGATAAAAACGGAGCTAACACCGTTAAAAACGACCAGTCAAAACGAATTAATTTACCCACTATTATTTAAACAGGCAGACAATAGTACGGATAAAAGGAGCCTAGGCAAGACTTTGAAGATCGCCTTTATAAGTGAGCAAACAGGCGTATACCAAATAGTAGATGGAGCGGTAAATACTTATACGCGGTATATTTGCGCTAGTGAGTTCGACGATCCTATTAAACCTATTTATAGCCTTACCTTTGGGCCGGCTAATACGGACCTACTACAAGTACAGCCGGCGTATTGGAATTTATACCGGCTATTTCATCAATTAACCGAAGA